AAAAGAGGCCACTGCGTTCTCCGGCAAGGCCTGCGCCTTTTCCTGCAAAGCTGATGTCCTGGCATGGGAACCCGCCGCAGATAACGTCAACGGCAATTCCATCGGCAGCAAGTCGTTCTGCTGTGAGGGTACGCACATCGTCATAGCAGGGGACGTCAGGCCAATGCTGGGCGAGGATTTGGCGCGGGAAATTTTCGATCTCGCAGAACGCGACTGTTTCAAAGCCATTTATATTTCCTTCATGAGTGGCTCGTTCTAATCCCAAACTGAACCCTCCAATGCCACTGAATAGATCAAGGACGCGCAGCTTTGTCACGCTGCAATCCTTTCGAGAATAGCTTCCACCTCTTGGCGTTGACGCTCTTTGGTGCGCAAGGCTTCACTGCGGATAATGGCAACCATATCGCGGAACAAAGCGTCCGTTTCGATCAGCTTGCGCGCCTCTCGGCATCCGTAAATCACCGTGGCATGATCGCGGTTAAATGTGCGGGCAATGGCCGAGTATGAAAAATGCCCCTGCGCAAGATACCAGATCGCCCACCGGATGCGGACAAGGTAACGGTTGCGGCGATGGGCTTTAATGTCGTTCGTGCTGGAGCGTGTAACCATTGACGCCGCGTTGATCAGGCCGCTTAATGGATATGGCGGAACAGGTCGCTTAGGCAGATACATTGCGCGCCTGCGTCCGATGTTGAATGCTTTGATGCGCTCGATGTTGCGCCGGTTCGCTTCCTCTTTGGGAAGGGTGCATTCCATATGACGAAGCGCGGTAACGATGCGGTACATCGTGGTGCCATAGTGATCGGCTATTTGTTGACGTGTCATGCCTTGGTTCAGGTACATATCGCGAATGTCAGGCCATGCGGCGCGGGGGATATTGTTCACTTCAACCAACTCCAAATTGCCCCGATGATGGGAATCCATATGCAAACGGACAGCGCAAAGCCGAAGATGAGGGCGTTACGCGCGCGGCGGGCTTGTTCTGGGGTCATGGGGTTTGCTCCGTATTGCAGTGAAAGCCGCAACCGCCTGTATCAGCGCCGCGAACCTTCGTTGATTGATTTACCGGTATTTCGTCAAGATAGCCGCGAATGTTGACGGTCTTGCCGCGCTCGTCTTTCGTGCGGCCCATGATGACCAGCTTGGCCCCAAAGCGACGGCACTGCTCATTCCGGCGTTCAAACACTTCGGGGAAGTGCTGCCGGATCAATGCCCAATAGTTCGGGCTGGATGACTTCACGCAACCGATGCAATTGCCGTTGGGCATTCCAAGGTCATAAACGACGGGGCGCTTGATGCCGTGCTGGCGTAAGATAGAATGCGTTTGCTTTTTAGTCATGCCCATTTCGATCAACGGCGCGCGCTGCTTCAAAAGCGGATAATCTGCCACCATGCCGTCGAAGCGTTTGGCGTCCAGCTTGTCAGCGGTATAGCCCCAGCAATGCAAATCGCTTGGTAGTTGGAAGTCCATGCGGGGCGCGAATTTCATTTCGCCAGTGCAGGGAGCGCCGTTCATGCCGCTTAGGTACTTCCGCGCCTCAAACACATCATCAATGGTCTGGTAGCGCGTGGAGCGGAGCCTGATGATATCTTTGCCGTACCATTGTTCAAGGTCATTGATAAAACGGTGGCTGTCAGCGTGGACGCTATCACCAAGGTCGCAATGCACCGGAATAGCGGCGGGGTTATCCATCAAGCGGTAATGCGCCATGACAGCACTATTCGCGCCATCCACCCATAGCAGTTCGCGGCCTTTACCCCAATCGAGCGCAAGAGTGCCTTGTGCGGGTGCATGGCGGCTCACTGCCCAGTCCTTTGCGCTTCATGCCACCAGTTGCGGATCGCCCATAGGAAGGCGGGGATGTAGATGGGTTTCATTTCACCATCTCCCGTTCCAGCTTTTCCAGTTTGAGCGCCTGCAATTCTGGCACGTCCTCACCCCATTGGCCGACAGCTTGCCTCGTAATGCCAAGCAATTGAGCAAGGCGGTACTTGCTCCCGTATCGCTTAACCGCTTCTTCCGTTTTCATACTGATGCACCTTTTTGTGATTGATGGCTTGACGTAAATGAAATCTAGGTTTACGTCAATAGGCATAGCAACGAGGAACCGGAAAATGACTGACCTAACCGAATTGGCCCGCGACATACTAAACGGCGATACGCTGCCGTTCGGCCAGCATGGCGTTTATGATAGCGCAGACTGGATCGACGCAGCGCAACAGGCGCTTGATCCTATCGAGCAGGACTTCACCGACATTCGCGCGATGGTGGAAAAAGAGGAAGCCGCCGAGGCTTACAGCACCAGCCGCGTTGCGCACCGCAATGATTGGACGTTTGAAGAATACTGCGAAAGGATGGCAGCATGAGCCAGTCACTTATTCAACAGGCCCGCGACATTGCGGCGGATCAATACATTCGCTTGCAGATGAAAAACCCGAACGGAGACCAGACGCTTTTCGTATGGGCACGGCATATTCAGTCTTACAGCGACTTCATGCGCCGTGGTTTTTACGATCATGGCGAAGCAGTGCAGTCTACCCTTGTCGCATTGCGGAGTGTGGCAGCATGAGCGGCGACCCGTTCCCCAACCCCATCGGCTGGGAAGTATCGTACCAAGAGGACGGCATGTCTGATCCTTGGATGGCATCGCACCTTGATAAAGGCGTGACGGTATTCGGTGCCGACATTGCCGAACTGGGGCGCGAGATCCGCGATTATCAAAACAAGTGGCAGATGACACGCGCTCTGGCCAAGTTGGGGTTTAGGTGATGAACCGCATTTTATACGAGACGGCGCTGATCGCCGGTTTGTGCATCGTGGCTGTTATCGCGGCGATGATGTTTGCAAGTGTTATGGAAGGATTGCCAGCGTGAAACCCGCCCTTCGCCAAGTCGCTACCGTAACTCGCGTTACAGCGGACGGTAAGCGTATCACCGGCCCCGCGCATTGGTTCAGCACCGAACGCGCAAAGGCTCCTGTTCCTATGAAAGAATGGATGCAACGCCATGAGGGTGTGGGCGGTTGACATGGGCGCATACACCCACCCCCTGCTAACCAACGCCGATCCGGACGCCCAGCTAACCGACATTGGCCTAGACTTGCTAGACCTATGGGAATTCGCTCCGATATGGAATTGGCGCTTAACGTCGTTATTCCAGAGGCGAACTTTGATAAGTGGCGATTTGTGCGGGATATCACCGCGCGCGCCATAGCCTAACCACCCCTAATCGCGGCGAAGTCTGGCATGGTGTCAGGCGGGCTAAAAACGGAGCGTATCCCCCAAGCGACAGCCCCGCGATGGTTCGGACGCTTTGACCGGCGGCGTAGGGAAAGCCGGTCGTTATAGGAGAGTTTATGCGCATGATCGTAAACATGAATGGCACGGCAGCTAGTGACCTGATTGACCAGCGCCGCGCTGTTATGGACGCTATCAGCAACGCCATGAAGGCAATGCAAGAGATGACACCAAACGGGCGCGATTATCCCGGCAAGCAAGACGATTGCAAAGCAGATCGGGAAACCCATTATGCGCGTTTTGCGCTACTCGACAAACTGCGTAATGAGATCATGGACGAGGCTCTAGAGATACAACGGCAATCCGATGGCCGATGATATTCTGCAATTCCAAGCGGGACGTGAGGCCGCAATAGCTGGCAAGCCACGCGATGCACGCCGGTCTAAGGATTGGCTTGAGGGTTGGGATATTGTGGCGCGGGATCAAAAGCCAATCAAATAAATAATCCGCTTGCACCGTGCGGAAATCCGTGTAATTTATGCGGAATGAGTTGGAAACATCATTTAACCGATCAAGAACGCGACCGCCTTGATAGCATCAAGGTGGAGCATCAAACACTCCGCGCCGAACATCGCCGGATATATGACCGATGCCGAAAACGCGCCGCCAAGAAAGGAAACCCATCATGACAGACACCCCCGCGCATACGCCTTTGCCTTGGGGGGTAGAGGAAGGCCACATCCAACGCGACAGCAACGGCATTCGCTATTGGCAGATCACCGATGGGCAGGACGCGATTGCCTGCAATCAGTTTTGCTATGCTGGCAATCACCCCGCAATGAACGCCGCCAACGCCGCATTCATCGTCCGCGCCTGCAACAGCCACTATCAGTTGGTGGGGGCTTTGCGTGAGGCAATCGACGCAATCGAGGATGATCGCGGCCTAGATGATTACATCTGTTGCAATGGTTATATGTGCGGGTGCCAAGGTTCTAGCAAGCGTCAACTAATGCTGCACGACCTTCGCGCCGCCCTCTCGCAGGCAGGAGGCGCAGGTGAGTGAGACTTGCTCGACGAGGCCAATCACACGAACCGAGCAGAAAGCCTTGGAATGGGCATCGCGCCGGATGAAGCCGGGCGATTGGGTGGACGAATGCTATTACGTTCGCAGTGGTC